CCAAGGCATTTATTAGACACCTGAGAAGAGGTTGGTCACCGTTGCCAGACCATTGGTTAGTTGGCACAGTAACACCAGAGATTATAGAATGGCAGAACTAAAAGATTGGTTGAATAGTATCAACTATACTAAGAAAGATGTTATGGTTGATGAATATGAGGAAAAGAAGTACCCAGCATTTATCATCAACAAATGTCTAGCACCATTTCCAGATACTCTACTGTATGTCAATGAACTGAACCGTCTACACGGTTTGGACAACCGTCTGCAATATGACTTTTTACTAAATAGTCTAAGGAAACGCAAACGCTTTGCTAAGTGGATGAAGTCTTCCAAAATTAAAGATTTAGATGCGGTGAAAGAATATTATGGCTATAGCAATGAGAAAGCCAAACAGGCTCTAAAAGTTCTTACCGAAGAGCAAATAAAAATAATAAAAATAAAATTGACTAAGGGCGGTAAACATGGAAGAATTGGAGTGGACACCTGACCTAATGCTAGAGGTTGGGTTATCGGAAACCGATGACTTCCTAAAAGTTAGAGAAACATTATCAAGGATAGGAGTTGCGAGTAGAAAGGAAAGAAAGTTATATCAATCTTGTCATATACTACATAAGCAAGGACGTTATTTCATAGTTCATTTCAAAGAACTATTTGCTCTAGACGGTAAACCAACGAACATATCTACTAACGATCTTGAAAGAAGAAATACAATTGCAGGCTTATTGGAAGATTGGGAATTGATTAACATTATTGGACAAGCTGAACCAAAAGCACCATTATCACAGATAAAGATTCTTTCTTTTAGGGAAAAAGACACCTGGTGTCTGGAGACCAAATATAACATCGGCAACAAGAAAAAAGTTGAATATTAAGAAAATTGATTGATGTTAGTAGCAGTATATGAAAATAAGAGATACCAAACCTTTTATATTCCTTACGAGAAAAAAGAAGAGCTTAAAAGGTTGTTTGCAGAAGAAGGTATCAAATGGTACACAATGAGTTGGTTTGAAGGAGAAGAAGAATATGTCAATAAAGCTATTACGGCTGAAGTCGGGTGAAGATATTGTTGCAGATATAGATGAGAATGAAGATACAGTAACAATAGAAAACCCAGCACAGATTATGCCTATGGGAGATCCTAGAGGTGGTAATGTTCAAATGGGATTTGGACCATGGGTACCTTTTAGTGATGATAAACAGATTGAAATTGGTAGAGATTGGATTGTTTTCATAACAGAACCAGCAAAAGATATTGTAAATAATTATAGACAGGCATTTGGGTCTGGCATTGTTGTGCCAGATGTTAAAGTTGATCCAAAAGCTTTACTTAAAGAGTAACCTGTGTTATAATTAATTAATGTCTGAAAGTTTCTATACAAATATAATTCAAAAAGGTAACACGCTTCTCGTCCGTGCGATTGAGAACGGTAAGCGTGTTCAGCTTAAAATTAATTATAAGCCTACCTTTTACTTTCCCTCAAAAAAGAAGTCAAAGTTCAAAACTATGACGGGTAAGCCTGTTGAGCCTATACAGTTAGGTTCTATCAGTGAGGCTCGTGAGTTTCTGACTCAGTATAAAGAACAACCTGGAATAATTTATGGTATGGAAAGATATCCGTATGTATGGATTGCGGATAACTATGAAGGTATTGTCGATTGGACTTTAGATAAAATCCTCATGTTGACCATCGACATTGAGGTGGCATCAGAGAATGGTTTTCCAGATCCTGAACTTGCTAACGAACAAGTCTTATGTATTACTGTAAAAAATCATAGAACGAAAAAGATTGTGGTGTGGGGTATCTATGATTATAATAATCCTCGTGACGATGTAGACTACATTCATTGTATTGATGAACGTGAGATGCTAGAAAAGTTTGTCGGCTTCATGGTGTCAGTGCAACCAGATGTTATCACAGGATGGAACACTACATTTTTTGATATACCATATCTTGCAAATCGTATTACAAAATTGTTCGGTGATAAGATGCGGAACAATATGTCGCCGTGGGATATGGTAACAGAAGAACGAGTCAATACTTTTGGTCGAGAACAGGCTAAGTATAATATTTGGGGTGTTGCAAATATGGATTATATGGACTTGTATCGCAAGTTTACATATAAGAATCAAGAATCGTATGCACTAAACTATATTGCAAAGGTAGAGTTGGGTGAACAGAAACACGATAATCCATATGAAACTTATAAAGATTGGTATACAAATGATTATCAGTCGTTTGTAGATTACAATATTAAAGACGTAGAGCTTGTCGATGCATTAGAAGATAAAATGAAATTGCTTGAGCTGTGTCTGACTATGGCATATGAAGCGAAGGTGAATTATATAGATGTATTCTCACAAGTTCGTATGTGGGATGTGACAATCTATAATTATCTCCGAAGTAAAAACATAGTAGTGCCTCAACGAGATCATAGAACCAAAGGTTCAAAGTATGAAGGTGCATATGTAAAAGATCCAATCACAGGTCAACATAATTGGATCATGTCTTTTGATTTAAATAGTTTGTATCCACATTTGATTATGCAGTACAATATATCTCCAGAAACAATGATAGGGCAGAGATTTCCAAAGGCAATAGATGTCAATTTACTTTTAAAGAAAGAAGTAGACACATCTGTATTAGGAGATAAACTAACAGTAACACCAAACGCTGCTTGTTTTAGAAAAGACATTGGTGGATTTTTACCAGAATTGATGGAGACAATGTATGGTGATCGTGTGAAGTTTAAAAGGTATGCATTAGATGCTAAACAAAGATTTGAAGATACCAAAGACCCAAAATATCAGAATGATATTTCAAAGTACAACAACATTCAGATGGCAAGAAAGATTGCACTTAACAGTGCTTATGGTGCAATCGGCAATCAGTATTTTCGTTATTATGATGAGAAACTTGCCACAGCTATTACGACCAGTGGTCAGCTTAGCATAAGATGGATCGAGAATAAAGTTAATGATTACCTCAATAAAATATTACATACGGAAGATGAAGATTACATTGTGGCTTCCGATACAGATTCTATTTACGTCAGTTTTGATAGACTGGTTACTTTATCTTACGGCGATAGAGCTGGAGTATCGAATGAACAAATCGTCAATTTCTTGGACAAAATCGCCACAGAAAAAATTGAACCTTACATTACTAAATGTTATGAAGAGCTTGCAGATTATGTGAAGGCATATGCTCAGAAGATGGAAATGTCCAGAGAGGTCATTGCAGACAAAGGTATCTGGACTGCCAAGAAACGATATATCTTAAACGTCCATGATAGTGAAGGTGTAAGATATGCAGAACCCCAATTAAAGATCATGGGTATCGAGGCGGTTAAATCTTCTACCCCAGAGCCTTGTAGAGATATGATTAAATCGGCGCTGACTTGTATAGTGAATAGTGATGAGAAAACATTAAATACATTTATTCAAACATTTAGAAAAAACTTTAAGAAATTAAAGACAGAAGAAATTGCTTTCCCAAGGTCTGTTAATGGTATAAAAAAGTGGAGTGATAAAACAAGTATATTTAAGAAAGGTACACCTATGCATATCAAAGGTGCAATACTTTATAATCATCTTTTGAAAAAACATAATTTGGTTAAAAAATATCCTTTGATTCAAGACGGTGAAAAGATTAAGTATCTATTACTCAAAACACCTAATATTATTCAGGCTAATGTGATAGCATTTCTTGGTGAGTTCCCAAAGGAATTTGGCTTGCAAAATTATATAGATTATGATACAATGTTTGAAAAGTCTTTTGTCGATCCGTTGGAGTTTATTGTAAATGCAATTGATTGGCAGATTGATAGAAGTTATGGCTCACAGAGAACGCTGGAGGCGTTATTTGGATGATATTTGATGAAGAATTGTATTCGTATTTGAGTGAACATTGTAATAGTGATGGCTTACCTGTTTTAAATACAGGTGAGTTTAAGTATTGTACAGAAAAATATGGTAAGGATGTTTTTCGTGAAACATTGTCGGTTTATATTGCAGATATACGTCCACCATTTCCGTTTAAAAAAATATCTTTTGGTGAGATGGTAGATAGTTTTCGTAAGCTTAAGAGAGCAGACTATACAAAGTTCATTACACCAACAGATCAGTTAGAGAAGGAAGTGTTTGAGAAGTATGATGACTACAAATATAATTTTGCAGAACATGGTCTAGGTCTTATAGATACACCATCTGTATATAATACCTGTAGTGATTACTTTATGAATCATTTACGATTGCGTTGTGGTTCATATAGTTTCAAAGCACCAGCACAAGTCTGGGAAGAAGGAACTGCAAAAGAGATATGGCGTTCTATTGGTGCAATCTGGAGAGGTATTAATACTAATGAAGAACTGACACCTTCTGTATATATGTCTGCGTTTCGTTTGGGTACATACATTGCAACGCAGTTTAAACCTATTGTGGCCAAGACTATCTATAACATGACAGACGCTAAGACAGTACTTGATACCTCTATGGGTTGGGGTGATCGTCTTGCTGGTTTCTTTGCATCAGACGCAACACATTATATTGGTTGTGATCCAAATCCAAATACATTTAAGGTGTATTGGGAAATGGTAAAAGAGTTTGATAATCTTGCACCAGGTAAGACTGTTCAACTTCATAGGTGTGGTGCAGAAGATTTGCCATGGGATATGATAAAGGATGTTGATTGTGCATTTACCAGTCCACCATATTTTTCTACAGAAGAATATAATAAAGGTGGTGAGTTTGAGGAAGATCAATCTTGGGCGAAGTTTAATGAATATGAAAAGTGGCGTGATGAGTTTTATCTTCCAGTAGCACTAAATAGCTTTAATTCATTAAGTGATAATGGATTTTTATTGACCAACATTATGGATCCTAAAGTTAAAGGAGTTCGTTACCGCTCAGGTGATGAGCTTGTAGATTCGTTGCGTGAACATTGGATGGGTCAAGTTGGTATGAGAATTATGCAACGACCTCAAGGTAAGAATGTCTTTAAGACAAAGGAAGAACTTGAGGAGTTTATGAATAAACTTTATATTGAGAATGTGTGGTGCTTTGGTAAGAATAAAGACTTTGATTTCTTTAGACACAAACGCCGAGCAACACTTGAAGGATTATTTGGAGAATAGATTATGAGTTTTCTCAAAAACGTAATAAAGGAAACAGGAAATGAGTTTGGGACGATTGCTGCTGATGGTCTTTCTACCGCTGATATTAGTGGGTATGTGGATACTGGCAGCTATATTTTTAATGCCTTATGCAGCGGTAGTATTTACGGTGGGATACCTCAGAACAAAATTACAGCGATTGCAGGAGAGTCGGCAACAGGCAAGACGTTCTTTGTTCTAGGTGTATGTCAAGCGTTTCTTGAAGCGAACCCAACAGGTAATGTTGTGTTCTTTGAGAGTGAATCTGCAATCAGTAAAGAGATGATTGAAAGTCGTGGTATTGATTCATCCCGAATGGCAATACTACCGATTACCACAGTACAAGAGTTTCGATATCAGGCACTACAGGTCCTCGAGGCCTATGAAAACGAAGATGATAGACCACCATTGTTGATGTGTCTCGATAGTCTTGGTATGTTATCGACCACTAAAGAGATTGAAGATACACAAGCCGGTAAAGAAACCAGAGACATGACCAGGTCACAGATTGTTAAGGCTGCGTTTCGTGTACTGACATTGAAACTTGGTAAACTTGGTGTGCCTATGATAATGACTAATCATACCTATGATGTTATTGGTTCAATGTTCCCAACAAAAGAAATGGGTGGTGGTTCTGGACTCAAGTATGCAGCATCAACAATCATTTACCTATCAAAGAAGAAAGATAAAGACGGCTCAGAGGTCGTAGGTAACATCATTCATTGTAAGACATATAAATCTAGACTTACAAAAGAAAATCAAATGGTAGACGTTAGGCTCTCTTATACGAGGGGTTTAGACAAGTATTATGGTCTTTTAGAATTGGCAGTAGAGGCTGATATATTCAAATCAGTATCGACTCGTATAGAATTGCCTGATGGTACAAAAACATTTGGCAAGACAATCAATAATGATCCAGAGAAATATTACACACCAGAAGTGATGGAGAAACTTGATAAGTTTGCCAAAGATAAGTTTAGTTATGGATAAGTATATACAAGTTTATGATGATGTTATTGATGAGGTAAGTTGTAAAGAACTTATCAAGAAGTTTGAAGATGAACATGAGATGTACGAGACCGTGCATCAAGAAGATGGTGATAATGTTATCTCATTTGAACAACTAAACTTGTTTACACAGGGTTGGGATGATGTTCAAAAAGGATTGCTTGAGTTATTTCAAGAATATATTGTAAATTATAAAATTGATTGCAGTATCTATGATAAGATGTGGCCTGAGAAATATAGTTACGAAGCAGTAAGAATGAAACGGTATCTAGGAAATGATTATGACCGTTTTGATCCTCATGTTGATGTAATGAACCGTGAGTCCGCACGAAGATTTCTTGCTTTCTTTATTTACCTTAACGATGTAGAAGAAGGTGGTGAGACTCAGTTTATGAATATTAATAAACCAGGAACATATTTACCTTACACAATAAAACCAAAGAGAGGACGATTGTTAATGTTTCCACCAACGTGGCAATACTATCATGCAGGCTTGAAACCTGTATCTGGTAGAAAATACATTATACATTCGTATTGTCATTATGCTTAATTATGATTGGCGAGTAAATAAAGAAACTGGCGAAAATGCCATAGTAATATTAGAAGGTCCATATAAGGATATTATTTTTAATTTTAAAAAAAGTAAAGTAATTTTAAAAAATGAAGATGGTAGTCCTTTAGACCTAGAAAATACTGAAGAAATACCTATTGACTTTCAGTATGAAGTGTTGTATAATCCAGATGATAAAGATGTATTAACATTAGATTTTAAGAATGCTATTGGTGATATTTTTATGGAAATATTATATGATAGTATAACGAATGATAGTTATAGGTTAACAGATGAAGATAGAAACGACAATACTGAGCAATCTGATTCATAATGAGGAATACAGTAGAAAAGTAATCCCATTTATTAAAGAAGAATATTTCCAAGACGGTGTAGAAAAAGTTTTATTTAAAACTATTTGGGAATATGCAGAGAAGTATAAGAAAAATCCTACTGTAGATATTCTTTCTATAGAGGTACAAGAAATTACACTTAATGAGGAGCAGTACCAGGCCTCGATTAAATATCTTTCAGATTTAGTAGAAACACCAACTGATTTAGATTGGTTAGTAGATCAAACTGAAAAGTGGTGTAAAGATAAGGCCATCTATAATGCCATACTTAATGGTATTCATATCATAGATGGTAAAGAAAAAGATAAGTCTCCAGATGCTTTACCAAGCATCTTGTCAGAGGCGTTGGCTGTTTCTTTTGATAAACATATTGGTCATGATTATATGGAACAGCATGATGATAGATATGAGTTCTATCATACGACAGAAGATAAGATTCCATTTGATTTAGATTTTTTTAATCGTATTACAAAAGGCGGTCTACCAAATAAGACATTGAATATTGCACTCGCCGGTACAGGTGTAGGTAAATCATTATTCATGTGTCATGTTGCAGCATCAACTTTAGTACAAGGTAAAAATGTATTATATATTACATTGGAGATGTCTGAAGAAAAGATTGCAGAGAGAATTGATGCCAACTTAATGAATGTAACTATGGATGATTTGCGTGATCTTCCTAGGCATATGTATGATGATAAGTTTAGTAGAATACAGAAAAAGACTCAAGGTAATCTGATAGTCAAAGAGTATCCAACCGCATCGGCTCATTGTGGACATTTTCGTGCATTACTAAATGAGTTGCAATTGAAGAAAGATTTTAAACCAGACATTGTATTCATAGATTATATAAACATCTGTGCATCTAGTCGATTTAAGTACGGTAGTAATGTAAACTCTTACACATATATCAAAGGCATTGCAGAAGAAATGAGAGGCCTTGCAGTAGAGTTTAATATTCCAATCGTATCTGCAACACAGACAACAAGACAAGGTTTTGTATCAACTGATATTGGTTTGGAAGATACTAGTGAATCATTTGGGTTACCAGCGACAGCCGATTTAATGTTTGCTTTGATATCAACAGACGAATTACAAGAGTTGAATCAGATGTTAGTTAAACAATTAAAGAATAGGTATGCAGACCCAACATCCAATAAGAAATTTATCATTGGTGTTGATCGAGCCAAGATGAAATTGTATGACGTTAATCAGACAGCTCAAGAAGATTTAGTAGATACAGGGCAGGAAGAAGAAGTAATTGATAGGTTTGCAGACTTCAAAGTTTAATAAATATTAGGATGAAATCCTTTGAAGAATTTATTTTACAAGAAGCACAAACAACAGCTGCCTTTGAAATGGAAAAAGTTATTGTTGCAGCTGCTGGAGGCCCAGAGTTTACCCCTAGAGATAGAAGAATATCTCCAGATGTTGGTAAAA